CACCTCCATCACGATACCTGATGGCGTGACGAGTATAGGCAGTTATGCGTTCAACAACTGCTCCAGTCTCACCTCTATAACGATACCTGATGGCGTGACGGGCATAAGCAGTAATGCGTTCAGCAACTGCCCCAGTCTCACCTCTATCACGATACCTGATGGCGTGACGAGTATAAGCAGTAATGCGTTCAACAACTGTTATGGCCTTGCCGAGCTGCGCTTCCTGCATACCACCCCTCCGACAGTATCAAGTTCCAATGCTTTTACCAATGTGCAAACCGACTGCAAAATCTACGTTCCCGCAGGCAGTCTGGAAGCGTATACCAGCGCAACAAACTATCCGTCCAGCAGCACTTATACCTATATCGAGGAGTGAGCACGATGATTAAAGCAGAACAAATTGGTGATCGAGTACATACTTACAGTGACGCTGGCATGAAAATTTTGCAGGTTGAGACGGGAATCGTGTATGAGGATGCGCTGGATGTGCCCACTTCCGGTTACACCTATACTGAGACGGACATTCCAATTGCGGACGAGTTGACTGACAGCGAAGCGCTGCGCATTATTATGGGGAGGGATAATGATGAATAGGCAGACTGCGATTAAGTATCGCAAACAAATTGAGCAAGCTGCCGTTTCCCTGCCAGACCAGGACGCTCTCTCTGTGCCTGAGCTGTTCCCTCATTGGCGTGAAAACATGACGGTTTCTGTTGATGACCGAATTTGCTACGTGGACAAATTATACCGCGTAGTACAGGCCCATACCACCCAGATCGGATGGGAGCCTGATATTACGCCCGCGCTGTTCACCGAAATCGCAAAACCCGGTGAAATCCCCGAATGGAAGCAGCCAACGGGAGCGCAGGACGCTTATGCGAAGGGCGATAAGGTGCGCCACAATGACAAAGTGTGGCAGAGCAACACCGACAATAACGTGTGGGAACCTGGCGTATATGGCTGGGACGAGGTAGTTTAAAGGTCGCTTTAATACACCTCAAAAACGAAAGGAGAAATGAATATGGATTGGAAAAACTGGTTTAAGGCTGCTGGTATCCGCGCTATCCGTACCTTCGCGGAGGCAATGCTCGCCTACATCGGCACCGGCGCTATCGTACTGGGTGACGTAAATTGGCTTGCTGCCCTATCCGCTGGGGCGTTTGGCGCTGTTAGTGCTATCCTGCTGGCGCTTGCAGGGCTTCCCGAAGTGGAAAAGACCAAACCGCCCGAGATTGACGAATGATGCGAAAAATGGTATACTGTCAAGGTTTGCATCGTGATTGCTCAGACTATCCCCGCCGAAACAACTATCACCGCGCCTGTTGTCATCCAAATCGGTGAAGGAACTGTACAGTATCCGCTTACTACGCGCTGTTGTGCGCCTGTTACTGCTTGCGGCATTCGGACGCGCACTAAGTACGCAACACGGGTTGCCACTTCTGCTGTTGGCGGAACGTTCAGGCTGCTTGGTGATCCCGCCTGTACTCCGAACTATGATTTGCAGTCGATTAACGGCACTGCTCCTGCCGCTGCTCCTGCAAGCGCCGGGAATTAAACTGTAAAGAAAGGAGAAGAAGACAATGGCAGAACGCTATGAACACCTGGAAAAAGCCATGTGGAAGGAGCTTGAAAAACTGGACAAGAAATACACCGCTGACGTGGAAATGTCCGAGCAGGACGCTGAACGCGCCCGGAAACTGTACCACGCCCTGAAATCCGCCGAAACCTACCACGCCATGAAGGATGCGGAAGAATGGGATGAAGCGGAAGGAGAAGAAGGTTACAGTGAAGCCCGTGGTGGTCGCCGTGGCGGACGCTCCTACGGTGGCAATTCCTACCGCCGTGGACGCGATATGCGCACAGGCCGCTATATCAGCCGTGGCATGGATGACTACGGTTATTCCGGTCACTACCCCATGGAATACATCGACCCCATGTGGGATCGTCGGTACTAAGTAAATCAACCTGTTTCAGTGATAAGGCCGCTCCGAAAGGGGTGGTTTTTATTCATTTTACTACCCACTTACTACCCACATACGATTTTAAGACCGTTATAAAACAAGGGTTTCAATGGAAATTTTACACCCCTGCTAAGGGAGTAGTACGAGTGAATCGTAGCGAGAGTTCAAATCTCTCCTTCTCCGCTTAAATCCTTGTAAATCAACGATTTGCAGGGATTTTTCTTTTTCTATAAAAATTCCAAAAGTACCGCAAAATACAACAAAATATATGTGTACTACCCACAATACTACCCACATCATTCATTGGTCTTTTTGATTGCGTCAACAGCGGACAGGGCATCGGACATTTCCGGGTGAGCGTATCGGTCAAGCATCTTCGTTGTACTCCACCGCATGACGCGCTTAATGGTCTGCGGAGCGATTCCTTCCGTGATGGCGAGGGCAGTTGCGGTCGTGTGTCGGCAGGAGTATGGGGTTAGTTTTCGGCAACCAGCGGCTTCCAGGGCGGCGTAATAGGAAGCATACCATTCATCCTCATTCCGCTTCCAGATGTAGCCGCTTTTCTGCGCGTTTGCAACCAAGTCCTCAACGAGCGGAAGAATATCATTTGCAAGCACAATCGGAGTTGCTTTGCGGACTTTTGTTTTCATCCCGGCATTGACGATCACTCTTTCTTCCAGGTTAATGTTTTCTGCCCGTAGACCTTGTGCTTCACCAGGCATCATTCCGGTATAGATCATGAGTAACGGGATGGCGGCACGTTTGTCCCCAGATTCGTATACTTTCCAGAGCGCTGCTTGTTCCAAGTCCGTGAACGGCTGGCGCTCTTTTTCTTCATGCTTCGGCAGGACGATAAACGACGGCAAGTCCTTGTCTGCGAATCTGTCAGCGGCGGCAAGTGAAAACAGGTTTGTCAGGACGGATTTGCAGTCCTTCGCCGGGTCGAACGTCGGGCAGGCATCGGAAACGGTTTTTCTCAGCAGATCAACCGTTATTCGGTCTACCCGCACGTCCTGAATTGGTTTTAGTTTGTTCCAAGCGGTACGGTATGCAGACTGTTTTGACTTGGAAAGCTTTGTAAATTCACCGTTTTTGTATGTTTCCCAGTATTCAAACAGGCGAGGGGCGTCTTTCTTTACCTCCACACCGCCCGTTTTCAAAGTGGCACAATAGGCAATGGCTGCGGCTTTCGTAGGGAACCCGCCTTTCCTGCGCTTTACCGGGACGGGCTGACCGCCTGACTGATTCTCTCTGTAACCTACGATAACTTGTGCTGTCCATGTCCTACCACGCTTGTATGCCGTTCCCTGCCCGTTTCCACGGGATTTTGACTTACCCATAGAATCACTCCGAATACAACCGTGTAAATCCGACAATCTTGCCGATAACACGGATGTTATTGTCGTAATCTGCATAACGTTTGAACATCGGATGATAGGCAGAATTATCGCTTGTCAGTAAAAGACCGTCAGGCTGGCGGTAGACATGTTTTACACAGCATTCGTCGCCGAGAACGACAACTGCGGTTTGCCCATCATAGTCAATGTCTGGTTGAGAACGAATAAGCAAAATATCACCATTATAAAAAGTCGGCTGCATAGAATCGCCTTTTACTTTGATTGCAAAATCGGCGCGGGAAAGAACATCGACATAAACATCAACTTCCTCGTCAAAAATAGGTTCTCCTGCCGCTGCTGAACCGATAAGACGTATTATTTTATGCGCTGCTTTGTGTGGCACAAGTTCGCATATACCGATGTTGAAAACGTCAGCAATTGTTTCCAATGTATCAAAATCTGGTTCCCGTTGCCCTGTCTCATACATTGCTATTGTTGACGCGCTACAACCAACTTCCTCCGCGAGTTGTAATTGAGTCATGTTGCGCAAATCACGATAAGACTTGATGTTTTTCCCGATTTTCGCTTTGCTATCCATAATACCACCTCCGCTGATTTATTTTATCACGTTGCGTGACAAAACGCAAGAACAAATTCACAAAACGCCATTAAATAGGTATTAAAAATAATTTAAAAAACTTTCAAAAAATGTGTTGACAAACTTCACGAATCGTGATAACATGTGACCATCACGAAACGTGATTGGAGGTGACAGACAGTTGATAAGCACGATGGAAATCGGTCAGCGGCTCCGGGAACTCAGAACCAAATGCGGTTATACATTGCAGAAGGTCTCTGATGATACGGGTCTTGGTGTTTCTGCACTCACGATGTACGAATTAGGGCAAAGAATGCCGCGTGATGAAGCGAAAATAATCTTAGCTGATTATTACAAAGTTTCTATCAATGATTTATTTTTTGCCCAGGGCTTCACGAATCGTGAATCTGCACACTGAACGACGGATGAAGAAAGGAGGTCTAACATGGAACTGCTCATTGCGTTCGTCTGCGGAGTGGCGTTAGTGTTCTGGCTTGCCGAACCTGAAACACTGGAAGAACGTTCCAGACGCGAAATGCGGGCAAAATAAATCCCCCGCTGTTGGAGCAGCGAGGGTGTTCAGCCGGGGGCTGATGAAAAGATTCGTATACATGTTATCACAAGGAACTGATTTTGTCAAATAGGCGGTGCCACGAAAGATACGCAGTGTGCGTGCTGCTGGGCGGGACTGGCAGGCGTTGGATTTGAGAATCAGCCAATGTAAAGCCCCCCGTTAAAGGCTGTGGCTAAGTGGAGTTTGAGGAACAGCCGCTTTGAAGAAAAGAAAGGAAAGTATAATGATTAAATTTAAACCATGCCAGATGTGCGATAAGACGGACAGACTGAGTTTCATGCCTAAGGATAGTTTTGTAAAACTTGTTGAAATGCGTGGCCATACTTGTGTAAAGGTAGAGTGCAACCGCTGTGACATTGTATTGTACGACTTTTCAGAATCCAACAATTTTGCTGAACGTATGGGTATCATTGCAGAAAAGTGGAACAAACTTCCGCGCCGTGGAGATACGATTACCAAAGACGAGCGCCGTGAAATGGCGATAAGCACGATTCGTGACGCGCTGGACGCGCTGGAACGTGCGCAGGCTGTAGGCGGTGATGCGCGGTGACAATGGATGAGATTCGCGCCAGCGACAAGGAAACCCTTACACCTATGGACATATCGGGAGTGCTTGGTTCGCACCCAAAGACAATCCACGACACGGCCATGAAACGGCCTGACCTGATTGGGTACAAGTTCACGTTCGTTGGGAACAGAATGAAAATTTCCAGAAAGAGTTTTATCGAGTTTATTGATGGAGGAACTAACAATGCCTGACTTTGAGTATCTACACAGAGTTGATTTACATTCCAAACAAACTGATTGCGCGATTTTCCTGCTTGTATGGGGCATGGACGCGATGGACGCAATGCGCAAGGTTTCCGGCATTTGCGGGCCGGACGGGGAATACAGCTGCGACAGCATAACGATTCAGATGCGCGACGGCGAACCGCGCAAGCGTGAACGCGGCATGACATGCAGGAGGGGATAAACATGACGGTGTGGCGTGACGGATTTGGCGAAGCGATTCAACCGGGCGATATTGTGGAGGACATGGGTTCGCGGAGGATAGGCGAAGTGCTGTTTCAAGGCGGGAAGCCGTATATGCGGTACTTTAAGCAGTTCAGCAACACGACATTGGGCTATGAGTTTGTGGACGTGACCGGGCCGGACGAAGCCTACATCCGCTGTCTGGCCCCGAAAAAAGAATGGCGGTACAGGCTGAACGGACACAGGCTGAACAACGTGGAGCTGCTGCAAAAGCGGCCCGTGAAGGACGGCCACGCGCAGACCGTCACGCCGATTGATATGCCGCCATGGGACGCACCTGTTCCGATAGAGTGGAGATAAGACAATGACAAGAGACGAATGTGAAGCGAAAATTGCTGAAAAACTGGAAGAAATCAGGGGCATTTATCAAGAATACAACCCGGACGGAAGATACATTCACCTGTCTGTTACAACGGAATATATCAGCGCGTGTAACGAATATTACCTGGAAGATGCCAAACGCCCGCTCGACTTTAGGAAATATGTAGGCGAAGAATTGAGATCACGCCCGCATGGGGAGGATCAGAGCAAGTGAACTATTACGAAGATATACCCGACCACCCGGACATTCGTATGATGGAACGCTATGGCACTCTGCACCCGGAAGAAGATGACTTTGTACCCTTCTGCCCCATCTGCGGGAAAGAATGCGACACCGTGTACACGGATAAGGACGGGGAAGTGCTCGGCTGCGACAATTGCGTTTCGCATCATGACGCTTTTGATTTCCTGGGGGCGCGAGAATGAGCCGGACACCATGTTACAAATGCGATGACCGGACAGCAACGTGCCACGGCGAATGCGAAAAGTACAAGGATTGGCGCAAGGAACTGGAAGAAAAGAAACGCCTTGAAGCCATCGGGCATATTGAAGATACGGCGCGGTGCATCGCCACTGCACAATTGCGGAGGAAACAGGCATGGGCAGCAAAGGGGCGCTAAAGCGCGACGGGTATCTGCGGTGTACGCCGATGCGGGAAATTGCGAAGGGAAGCAAAGCGTATACATCCGACCGGAAAAAGCCGCCGCAACTCACTACCGTGGAATTGCTGCATAAACTCTGTTCTCGTGGGCCGGTTGGGTGCAACGAAAAATGCGACAGTTACGAAGTCTGCCTTTTCGGGCAGGAAGCGAACAAGCGGAATTTAGGAAAATGATTACAGCGAATATTGTATTGACGGATGGTGCGAAGATCATACGGTACTTCAACAATTGGCCTGACCTGTGCGCGTGGGTGGCAAGGCATCATAAGCATTTGGCAGAAATTCACGCGCATCTGGTGAAGGAGGGCAACGATGGAAAAACTGAAGAATTGCCCGTTCTGCGGCGGTGAAGCCGTGATGGAAACATTTACAACGGCGATGGAGAAAAAGCCGCGTTTCCGGGTGCGGTGTACGAATTGTCCGTGTGATCTGGGCTGGGATCATTGGAGCGTAGAAGAAGCACGGGATGCGTGGAACCTGCGGACGGAGGGCAAAGACAATGGCTGATCGGGAAAAGGTGATCAAGGGGCTGGAGTTATGTCTGAAAGGTGATTCTAACCTGTGTGAAATTTCATGCCCTTATTATTATCAATGTGGTGCGTTTTACGAAAACAACGAAGCGCTATTGAAGGACGCCCTCTCCATGCTGAAAGCGCAGGAGCCAAGGGTATTTGATGCTGATGAAATTGTATTGTCGGCAGAACCATCGGGATGGCTATGGCTTGAAATGGAAAATGGCCATTGTGGAGAAGCGTACAAAGCGGGGAGAACAATTAGCGGGTTTATTAACTTTGGTCATGGATTTGACTCTTTGTTCACAAGTTTATTCCCGGAGGATTATGGCAAAACCTGGCGCTGCCGGACTTCCCGGCCAACGGACGAACAGAGGGCGGCAACGCCGTGGCCTGAACCGCCGAAGGAGGAAACATGAAAGGCTTGATCGTCATTGGCTATCAAGGCATTGGAAAAAGTTCATGCGCCGGAAAAGATAACTGCATCGACCTTGAAAGCGGATGTTTCTGGGTAGGCGATGAACGGCATGAAGACTGGTTTATCCCTTACTGCCAGATAGCAATGGACTTGGCGAATCAAGGGTATACCGTTTTCACCAGTTCGCATAAATGCGTTTACGAATTTTTCAAGTCTGCTCCGTTCTTGCCGAATGTCGGAAAAGCTGTAATCTTCTGTCCGAAAATACGATACAAGAAAGAATGGATAGAGAGATTGGCAACGCGATTCACAAAAACTCAGTATGTCAAAGATTTCAAAGCGTTAAAGAATGCGGAAGACCGTTATGAAGAAAACATCCAGGAATTGATGCGAAGTGGACTTCCTGTGTATCAACCTTTTGCGATGGACTATGACTTGATGGATTATGTACACAAGGCAAGAAACGACTGGTGTAATGAACCGCCGAAGGAGGGCTGATTATGAAAGTCACGATATTGGAATACCCGGTAGAAACGGACTGGTACGAGGTAAAACGCCGGGCGTTGGTGACGGTTGGGAAAACGCCAATCCAACAGCCTGACGAAAAATGGAAAATGCGAATCCTCCGGGCGCGACACAGCCCCATCCGGTATCTGCGGTTTTCCTTCCTGCTGGAAGATTTGCCCTACTGGGTCAGCGTCCATCTGTGCAGACACGTACACGCCCAGCCGTATGTCAGGAGCCAACGGAATGACCGACAAAGCGAATACGACAGGAACGCCGCCCGGCAGGACGCGCCCGTCAACATGATCTGGGACATGAACGCGGAAGAACTGATTACCATTTGCCAGAAACGCCTTTGCGGATGCGCGGCGCAGGAAACGCGAGAAGTAGCCGTGATGATAAAAAAGCTGGTTCTGGACAAATGCCCAGAATTTGCGGGCGTGTTGGTTACGCCTTGCGCGTTTAACGGGCGCTGTCACGAAATGTACCCTTGCCGATTGTACGAAAATAAGTAAAGCGCTATAAGCGCGGCGGTTGGTTATCCTCCTTGCCCATTCACCAACCGCGCCGTCCTCTGGCGGCATCCAGCAAAGGGCGGCTGATAACGTTTGGCGGTCAGCGTAAACCGCACGGCGGGTTAAGAGCGGACAGCGATCCGCTACCCGCCGATTTATGGAGGCTATATGATAAATCAGTTGACTTTCTGCCAGGACGGCATGATACGGGACAAGGTGGAAATCGCCATCAAGCGGTTACAGGCGTTTGAACCGGAAGAGGGGTATTATGTGGCCTTCTCTGGTGGCAAAGACAGCCAGTGCGTCTATCATCTGTGCAAAATGGCGGGCGTGAAGTTTGACGCGCATTATGCTGTGACCAGCGTTGACCCGCCTGAACTGGTGCGGTTCATCAAGACGAATTACCCGGATGTCGAGTTTGAACGCCAGCACGACAAGGACGGCAAACCGATCACAATGTGGAGCCTGATCGCGTCCCATACACTGCCGCCGACACGGAAAGTAAGATACTGCTGTTCCGCACTGAAAGAAACGGGCGGGCAGGGCAGGATTGTTGTGACAGGCGTTCGGTGGGCTGAGAGCGTGAACAGGAAGAACACGCACGATGTGGTAGACATTCGCGGAAAGCGGTCACGGAAAGTAGCGGATGAAAACGGCGCTGAGTACCGCACGAACAAGCATGGCGACCTGATCATGAACGATGATAACGATGCCGCACGGAGAACCGTGGAAACATGCTACCGCACACGGAAAACGATGGTCAACCCGATTGTGGACTGGACGGACGAGGACGTATGGAATTTTCTTAACGGGAACGACCTGCCGCACTGTTCCCTGTACGATGAAGGATTTACGCGGCTTGGGTGCATAGGCTGTCCGCTGTCCGGCAGTAAGAACATGATGCGCGACTTTGAACGCTGGCCCAAGTACAAGGATCTGTATATCCGGGCTTTCCAGAAGATGATCGACAACCATCCCGGCGAGATTAAGATTCTCGACCCGAACGCGAACACGAAGTTCAAGCTGTACGATATGGAACCTGAAAATACATTCGAGGGGGGGCAAGAGCATACTTCGCTTCTTCCGCAGACGCTCTCAGATGGTATGTGTTCGGATGGCCTGAAAAATAATTCGGGGGGGGGGTACGCTGGTTCGAGAATTGGGTACGCGAAAGCCGCTGAAACCGTATACAGATTCTTCGTCACCAACTGCAACGGTGCCGAATATGTATACAAGCACTGGCTGGAAATGGGCGCAACGTGAGGATGCGGAATGGATGCTGAACGACTTCATAACACAGCCTGATAAAATTTGGGGGTTGAAGAAAGAACAGATAGCCACTAAAGGGGCATAGCTTAACGGCAAAGCAGTCGGCCTTGAACCGACAGTCGATGGTTCGACACCGTCTGCCCCCGCCATTGAGCATGGAACAGCAAAGGCCAGGAGACAGCGCTACGGATAAATACGGCTGATGTTGGGCGCTATGGGTTCAATTCCCTCCGATGCGGGCAGTGCACGGCCCTCCATGCTCATTATGCACCGTTAGCTCAATGGTGAGAGCGCTGGCCTTATAAGCCAGGTGTTCCCGGTTCAAGTCCGGGACGGTGTACCAACTGCCGGGAGGTAGTAGTCCCCGGCTTGGCGTTCGCCCATGCGCCGATTCTTAGTATTAGTAGTGTTGTTCTTGGTGCAAAATGTTGTGACAAAGAATAAGTAGCACCTTACCGTAGATGGGCGTACTGATAGCAATGCGGACAACGGGGGTAACTCCCCAGGGCGGCATCCCATTCGGGTTCATAAAAGACGCTGTACCAACCCGCCCAACCTCCGAAAATCCATATTGCTGACAGCATCCCACCTGGGCATCCGACAAGCAGCATGGCCGCAGCGGAGTAATTCACCGACTGCCAAGCCTCGTATGATGAAGATACGGCCCCCACCGGATTTGATGGTCGGTGTCTTTCCCATTCGGGAACCGCCGACACGCGCCACGGCTTCACCCGTGCGCTCATCATTCGCCCAGGCGGGATGCGGAAAGGGAAACAATGACGCAGAACGAGGCGATTGACCTGTTAGAAAAAGAACGGTACAGACGTGGAATGAGTATCATGGCTTTTTCTGCTGAAATCGGAATACCCATGTCAACCTACGCGCATTGGATTTACCACAATCAACGCACTACGGCGGAAATTTTGTTTTATGCGCTGAATAATGCGGGCTTTGAAGTCAGGATCGAGAGGAAAGAAAATGGGCTATCGTAGTTTTGTTTCGTTCATGGAGAGTGAGCGGCTTCGACAGGGCATTACCCGTGACGAATTGGAAAAATTGTCTGGAATCAGCGCCAGCACGTTCACGAAATGGGCGCGTGGCGAAAACAAACCACAATTGGAACCATACATTCTGGTGATGCGGGCGCTTGGATATGAAATCGTTGTAAGGAGGAAAAAGAATGCCGCGAAAAAAGACGGACAACAAGGAAGGCAAGAGAACGCTGTATGACTGGATTCGAGCGGAAATCAATTTCTTTGATGGCTTTGATTACGCCGATACGGTACTCGTCATGTCTGGGAGTACGCAAAACCAATTCCGAAACGAAATGATTGAAACGGAGAACGGGACAACGCTCAACAGTATTCCGGTGCTGATTGACCGTGGAATGAAGTACGGCGCGGTGCAGCTTACAACACGGTTCAATGCGGAAAGGATGGGGCTGCTGTGAAAACCAGATGGGACGTGAGGGCGAAAAGCCATACCGATGAAGCGTACAGGGTTTTCTATACTGGCGTTCCGTTCCTTCATGCTGTGCGGGCCGTGATCCGGTACATGATGAAATATGATGAAATCACCTTACGGAAGTCGAAAGTGTACGGAGGACGCAGATGACCGAAAAAGAGTACAACGCCGCGCCGGGTGTGCGGAGAAGCGCGTTGTGGAAACTGACAAAAAGTCCAGCGCATTTCAAATGGGAACTTGAGCATCCTACTGAACCGACATCGGCGCTGATATTCGGTTCTGCCGCACATTGCGCCGTGCTGACACCGGGACTGTTCAAGGAACAATACGCCGTAATTGACTGCGATCTACGGACGAAAGAAGGAAAAGCGGCGAAACAGGCGGCGCTTGAAACTGGAAAGATTCTTCTGTCCAAGGATGACTTTGAGCGAATTAACGGCATCGTGCAGTCCGTGCAAAGCAATCCGTATGTGATGCGTTTGCTGAACGGCCCGCACGAGCAGGCGTACTTCTGGACGGATGACATTACCGGGGAATCGTGCAAATGCAGGACTGACGCTGAAACCGATGTCGGGGAGCAGCACTACATTGTGGACTTGAAGACCTGCAACGACGCAAGCACGGAACAGTTCATGCGGGACGCTATGAAGTACGGCTACCACGTCCAGGCGGCAATGTACACCGAAGGGAAGCGGCTGGCAACAGGCACGGAAAGCGCGTTTGTGTTTGTCTGCGTAGAGAAAGACCCACCATATGCCATCAACATCCTTCAATGCGACGATGCGTTCATGCTGAAAGGGATGGACGATTACAGGTACTTGTGCGGACTGTACCACGAATGCGTCCAGCGAAACGAATGGCCCGGATATACCGGGTTTGACGGAGAGATTAACACGTTGGAACTTCCGGCGTGGTTGAGAAAGGCGGTTGAATAAATGAGCGAAACGGCGATCACCGTACAAGAACAGCAGGAACAGTTGCTTTCCAACATTCCTTCCGGCGCGGCGCTGAACGTGTGGCAGGACAAGAAAGCGTTCGACCAGGTGGCGCGGGTAGCCAACATGCTGAGTAAAAGCACCATCGTTCCGCAGAACTACCAGGGGAAACCGGAGGATTGCTTCATCGCCGTTGAAATGGCGGCGCGGATGAATACCAGCCCGATTTTCATTATGCAGAACCTTTACGTGGTGAAAGGAAAACCATCCTGGGCCGGTCAGGCTTGCATGGCGATGATTAACGCCTGCGGAAAGTTCAAGAGCGTCAAGCACGTTTACACCGGGACGAAGGGAACCGACACCAGAGGATGCTATGTGACGGCTGTCCGTGTGTCCGATGGCGAAACCGTGAACGGAACGGAAGTCACCATGAAAATGGCAAAGGACGAAAGCTGGATCACCAACAGCAAATGGAAGAACATGCCTGAGCAGATGCTTGGGTACAGGGCGGCTTCCTTCTTCGCCCGGATGTACTGCCCGGAAGCGCTGATGGGCTTGCAGACTTACGAAGAAGTGCTGGACGCTGAACCGCAGCAGAAAACCACCGCGCAACGGCTGACCGAAGCGCTGAAAGCGGAAACGGAGGGGAAGTAAAGAATGGCTGTTAATCATCTGGTATTTCAGGGAAGAACCACAAGGGACTTGGAGAAAAAGACTACCCAGAGCGGCATCGAGAACGTGAAGTTCACGCTTGCATGGAGCGAAAAGTACAAGGAAACGGAGCGGAAATGCTTCCTGACCTGCAAGGCGTGGCGGCAGACGGCAGCCTTCCTCGATAAATTCTTCCATTCCAAGGGCAGCGAAATGGTCGTTGAAGGCGCTCTGGAAACGGAAGAATGGGAGAAGGACGGACAGAAGCATAGCCAGATCGTGCTGAACGTTGACAAGGTTCACTTCTGCGGAAAGAAACAGGACAACGGCAGCACCGCTCAGACCGCAACGAGCGAAGTGACACATGGCGCTCCCGCTGTTCCGGCCGCTGGGTATATGGAAGTTGATAGTAGCGAACCTCTCCCTTTCTGACGGAGGATAAATGAAACAGCAAACAATCACATTGGCCTGTGCCTTATCAGCCGAAGAATACCAGCGGTTCAAGGCGATCTGTGAACAGAAGAACACCTATCCGAGTGCGGCAATCAGGGAAGCGGTGATGGAATGGATGGCAAAGAACAGCGGGTGAAATGCTACATCGACAGCAGAGAAAAGCCGCAAGCCATTAAGAACATCGTTGCCTACTTCGACAAGCACGGAATCGAATGGGAACGGGTGGCCCTGAAAACTGGAGATTACATGCTGGACGGACAGCCGAACCTGATTGTTGACAGGAAGCAGTCGCTTGGGGAGTTGGCGCACAACTTACTCTCCCCCGACCGTGCGAGATTTTACCGGGAAATTCGCCGCGCACGTGACAGCGGGATTCGACTGATCATCCTGTGCGAACACAGCCCGGACGTAAAGACCTTTGCCGATGTGAAGAACTGGAAGCCGAAGTATGGAAAAGTGACCGGGAAAGCGCTTGCGGACGCGATATTTCGGTTGGAGGTCGGGTACGGTGTTCCGGTGTACTACTGTTGCAAACGCTCGACCGGGAAGCGAATAGTAGAAATTCTCAGTCAGGAGGGTGAAGATGGCAGCGTCAATCAGGTGTGCAGCAATTGACTGCGAATACATCAACAATCACGGCTACTGCACAGCGAGACACATTGACCTGAGCGACCACAGCGTTGTGACTATGTGGGATGGTCGGCAGCGGTTTCAGCGGTGCGGGACGTGGCAGAAGTCAGAGCAAGCAGCCGAACTTGAAGAAAAGATGGCCGCGCTGCTGGAGAAACTTCATAATGCGTGACCTTTCGACCATCACCGACACCATACGGCAGAGCGTGAGCGCGTATCAGGCGGGAGAAGCGTTAGGGCTGAAAATCGACAAGAACGGACGCTGCGCCTGCCCTGCACACAACGGACGGAATAACAATTGCCGATTGGATAAGGGTGACAGAGGATGGCACTGCTTCAAATGCAATGCTGGAGGCGATACGGTGTCGCTGGTGCAGACGGTAAACCAGTGTTCCTTCTGGCAAGCCATAGAGTGGCTTAACAGCGCGTTTCATCTGGGCCTACCGCTTGACCGTCCGCTGGATAAAAACGCCGCAGAAGCCGCGAGAATGGCAAAAGAACGCAAGCAGACGGAACGCGAACAGAAACAGGCGATTGAACGGATGGAATTTGACCTGTACGTGCTGTGCGGAAGGCTGCTGGAAAGTCTGGAAGCTGACAAAGAACGGTATAGACCGAGGACGGCAAACGAGGAATGGGATGATCGGTTCGTGAACGCGGTAAAACTGATACCGGAAGCAGAAGAAATTGCCGATGATTTGGCGGTCAGGGTGATAGGGGTGAAAAGCAATGATGGGCGATAAGCAGCGTAAACTCCGCAAATGGTTTCAGCGGCACAAGTGGCACACAGCAGACACGCCGACAGGGCACGGATTCTGGTTGAGCAGTCCGATTGAAAACTGCGCCGGAAATGCAGAATACGCCCGCGACCCGAAAACGAACCTGCCGCGTGAGTTCGCTTGGGAAAGGATGCTGGGTGTGGAACTGGACAGGTTCACCTGCGACACGGTGACATTCAGCATTTACAAGCGGCGGCACTGGTGGAAGCGTGACCCTACCGCGAAAACGGACGGCACGGAATACACCTGGATTCCTTCGGATGACTTCGACGAATGGAAACGCCAACCGGACGCAAGCATCCAACTTCCGGCCCGTGACATTGTGAAACTGGCTGAACTGATTCAGGCGGCGCAGGAAGATTGGTCGAAAGGCAGGCCGAGCAAGAATCACCTGAACTTCATGGAACGGATAGCGAAGCAATGTGACACGCGCTGGATTGGCGTGAACAGCAGCTATGACGAAATCAAGCAGACGTATAGTAACGAACGGTTGAGAAAGGAACGGGCTGAACGTGAAAAAGGACACGGAGAAGGCGCTGGAAATCATAGCGCCGATGGCGAAGGAACTGAGCATCGAAGTGAAAGCTGACGATACGTTCCTGTACTGCAACGGGCAGGCTATCGGGATTGCCTGCAACAGCACTTATGCGACGTTGACGGAGTTTATCGAATATGCGTTCTGGCATTACTGGAAGAAGTGGAAGCGGGAGAAAATGCCGGACAGCGTAAGAAAGACCATTCAACGCTACTGGTTCACGGACGAGCAGATGCAGATGTGGAGGAAAGAACACAATGAAGGATGAACCGTCAACGCTTGAAGCCGACCTGAAAGAACTGATGCGCCTGGTGCGGAAGATCAACGCATTGGAACAGGACATTAACGAAAAGTACGGTGTGCGCATGATTGCGGGGTACATTCCCGGCATAATCGGCGACGCGACCGGAGAAGTGACCGTTCGGCGCGGGATAGAAGAAATCGAAAAGGCGCTGGGCAAGGAAGCGAAGCTTGAGCCTTATTTCCCGAATATCAAAAAACTTCGTGTTTATGGCATTGAGTTCCGGCAGTACGCAGATGACAAGACAAAAACGTTCGTCAAAGCGTTTGGAAAGCCGCCGAAAGTAAAGATTGTTGAGGACAGCGAAGAATGAAGCAGTATTGCCGTTATTGCGCTTTCTGCTTCCAGGCTGACGAAAATGAGTTCCGATGCAGCGACCATCCGAAAGGCGAAGAGCCGCACTGGACGCGAAAGCAGATCAACCGGGAGAACCATTGCCCGCACTTCGCACTGAGCGACCTGGGTGACGCTGAAACCGAAAAGCCGTACAGACCGCGCGGACAGTACCAGAAGAAAACGCCGGAAGAAATAGCGCTGAAAGAAAGACAGGTGAGTTTCCTATGAGCCGCAGACCATACCCGATTATCCTGGGCGGCGGGAACCTGAAAAAAGGGCTGATGGCGGTTCCGGGAAGCGTGAAAGGGTTTGACCTGTATATCGTTTGGCTCAAAAGGGAATTTCCTGCGGGTGAGCGGTTCGGGATAGAGGATATTCAAAGCGTTCAGCAGGTGATCCATTTTACTGACCGCAAAACGCTTGAAAGAACGGTGTGGATGCTGACCTGCGTACTGAACGATTGGAAAGAGGAGGATGGGGAAAGTGAAAATCACGATTGACATTGACGAAGAAGAGCTGAACAAACGGGTGTTTGATATGGTCGTAAGAAACACCGTGCAGGACGTTGAAGAAACTCTTTTCGGCGGTCGCCCGTCAACATACAAGCACATCTACGTGGAAGCCATTAAGGACGCTGTGCGCGAAACCGTGAAGAAACACGCCGACGATATTATCAACCGCGCTGTGGACGCTGGCGGGCTGTACATCGGCAAGAAGGGCCTGAAAAAGATGATTGACGAGGACACGTTATGACAGAAAACGAGAATGTTGAGCGTATCCGTCAGCAGGAACAGCCGAAGAAAGCGGACGAAATCAAACGCGCAATGAACATCGGGTTTCACCTGAAATGCCTGCGGTGCGGGGCGGCGTACTATCATACGGAATTTGCCATGAGCGAAATGAGCTACCGGATGTATAGTTACTGCCCGGATTGCATTGACAAGGGAATAGAAGCGCTGAAAGGGCAAGAACCAGTAAAGCCGATAGTTGATGTGGACACCTGGGCTTGCGGCGCGTGCAAACATAGGTTGGAAAAGCAAGAACTGATTGGCAATAACGTGCTTGTAAACGAAACGTATGAATACTGCCCACAATGCGGGAAGAAGGTGGATTGGGATGGCTAACAAACTGACCGAAAACGAAATCATTAAACTGCTCGACAACCTGATAGGCCCTACCGAAGCATACGGTGACAGTGCGGTTGACGAAAAGATTCTTTCCAACCTGAAAACGCTGATTGACGTGACAAACTGGTGCCTGGACGGTGTAAAGCAATCCGCTGGCACATTGCACAGACCTGAGGACAGTATGCGGCGCATAGGGGCAACGGCAATGTCAGCGCTTCTGGAATGGGAAGAATGGATTCGCGGCATAAGGGAGAGTGAATAAGCATGACACCACACGAAATGACAATCCAAATCGCCCGCGCGGAAGGCGTGATGATGGCGTTGTACGGCATCTGCCGCGACCTGGTGATCGGGCGCAGCGTGGACGAAGATAAAGACGGCGGGCTTGGTGATGTAATATACGATACCATAAGCGGCCTGAATAATGTGTATGAAGGCCTGGGGAATATCGTAACAGAGAAGCCCATCGATGCGGTACATGCTATTGATAAAATCGTCGGTTTGATCGTTGAGCATGGACAGAATGATAAACAGTTCAAATTGGGAGAAACCATCAAATATTCGCCGTCAGCGGTCGGAGATATACTGAAAGAAGCGGTGGACAATGAAAGTAAGTGAATTGATTGAAGAACTGATAAACGCCGACCGTAACGGTTCCGTAGTTATCGGAATACAAACGCCAATGGGATTTGAAAATGTAGAGATTGAAAGCGTCCATCACTACAAGTGGGGCGTAGAAATCGACACAGAACAGATCGGATGTGAGATTGATGGCTGACCAGACCGCCTACGAACAGTCCCTCACCGCCGCACAAGCGCTGATGCAGCCCGCACAGCAGGAACAGCAGGAGCAGGAAAAAGCCAACCAGTACAAGGCGATGCACAAACGGGCGTTCCGGGTGGCGTATGACCTGCTTACTGAGTTGTATCCCATCGGCAAGGAACCGGACGATTACTGGAAGTTCGCCGCGAACCGGGTTGCCGTGATCTACAGCGAAAACAAAGAAAACCGACTCTGCGAACTGCTGATGATGGCGGTATGGGAGTACGTGGAGGGAGTTTGGAAGGAAAGGAACGAGCATGAGCAATCAGCCTAAACGCCAACGCTGCCAGCCGAAAGTGTTCACGGTGACGGAGTACGAACGCCAGCTTCGCAAGTCCGTTACGGACGTGACCCGGCAATGCACGAAAATCTACATGGCTTCCTTCGCGCTGGCATTGCACCGGAAACTTGGCATCGAACCGGAAAAGATTCTGGACGCGCTGGAAGAAACCAGCAGGATTTCCTGCGACGCCCTGTGCTTTACCGACGTGTGCAAGGCGGTCATGGACGAAACCGGGATTGATTTGAGCGATTTGCTGAGTGAGGATTGTGTTTGATCCTTAATACCCTCGAAGCAAAACATGATGCAGTACGCAGGAAAGGAGGTTGAAAGTGGGAGATACACAAACGCTGATCCCGCAATGGACAGCGGATGACTTTGACAGCGAAAAGCCGTACCAATGGCTGTATGAGCGCAGGAACGGCAACAAATTCCTTTTCCAGCAGATGCTAAACAAGACCATGAAAGCAGCAAAGGACGTGGGCGTAAACGCGATTGTGTTCAAGCAATACTGGAAAGCCTACGTGGAAGCGATGGAGCCGAAAACGACCATCCTGGGCGCGAATACGACGGCGTTTCCGGGGCAGGAAAAGGCGCTGCAAGGGATAGACGAACTGCAATGCGGGGCGTATGAATGCAACGAAAACGGCGTGTCCTACATCGGGCAGATGGGTCAGGACGTTCAGGTGATTCGCCATCCGCTCATGCCAGTCAAGCGCATTATCGACGTGGACAGCGGCGAGGAAAAGATGCAGATTGCATTCCGTCGCGGCGCTGGCAGGGAATGGAAAACGATCATTGCGGGAAAGGATATGCTGGCTTCGGCACAGCGGATTATCGCCCTGTCCAAAAACGGGATCGCCGTCAACAGCGAGAACGCGAAAGAGGTTGTGCGGTACATGGCAGACATGGAGTCCATGAACTATGACGATCTGCCAGAGCAGCGCAGCACATTGCACCTTGGCTGGCTTCCCGGCGGACAGTTCGCGCCGTACACAGACGAAATTGTTTTCGGCG